ATTCAGCACCAAAACCTGATGGGCCTGAAGTGTGACATTTATGCAACACTGCTCCCTATATAGTGGAGATTTGACCCATTGAATTTTTTTTATTTTTATTTTTTTGAAAAAACTATGGTATTTCGGTATTTTGGTACTTAAACATATGATTTTATTAAGGAATATCGTTACCGACCCACCGGTATTCTACGGTATTCACCGGTAATATATTCAATTTTTCCTAGTTTTTACGCACTTGTCGCGCGAGGTATTTTTTTGTAAGTTTTTTTAAAACACTAGGGGTCATTTCCCCACTATATGTTGACTTAAAAAAAGATATCAGCATAAATTGGGTATGCCAAAGAAAACTGTAAAAGGTAGCAAACCTACAACAATTGAAAGTGTTAATAAAAGTTTACCTAGTAGTGTAAAAATTGGTTATAGAAATATACAAATAAAATATGTTCGTCCTGATTTTAAATCAGACGATATGACAGAAAGTTATGGAGAGTATCGTGCGCGCGAAGGTCTGATACTTTTACAACACGATTTATGTGGACAAGAAATGGCAAATTCTTTGTGGCATGAAATAAAACATGCGGCGGTATATGTGTCTGGACTTAACCAAGCTAATGGTCCCCTTAAAGAAGATGACGCAGAAGAAATAGTAGTAAATAATCTATCTAATTTTGAAATAGGTATATTCATAGACAACCCTTGGTTGTTAGATTTCATAAAAAATAATATGAATAAAGAAAAAGATACTGTATAATTAATTATCACTAGCAACGTCTACCACAGAGGTGTCGGGACAAGTGCACAGTTGCTAGTGGTAGCTATTTATTCCGGGGGAAGTTATGAAGAACATTTTTATTATTGTAGGTATAACTGTAGTTATGTTATGTGTATTTGGTGCTTTAATGAATTCAGCGATAGCAGATGTTACAAATACAGGCGCCACGACAAACGATCAAGTAAACTCTACAGGCAGTAATACCGCCATTACGGGTGGATACGAAAGTACTTCAAGCACGACATATCAATCAGGCAGTTCTAGCAACACTACAAGCACCTCTACAACTAACAACAATTCCTATACTGGTGATACTCGTACAGTTCCATCAGCATCTGCTCCAGGAATTTCAGCGATGTCGCAGGATCTTTGCACAGTGGGTGTTTCAGCCGGATTGCAAAAACCTTTAATAGGTGCATCTATAGGTATTACAAAGCGTGATATGAATTGTGAAAGAATGAAATTATCAAAATTACTTTTTGACTTTAACATGAAGGTCGCGGCTGTATCTATACTTTGTCAAGACGCTAGAGTGTTTCAAAGCATGGTTCATGCCGGAACACCATGCCCTTTTAATGGTAAAATTGGAACGGAAGCTCTAGAAGAATGGAATAAATATGACCAACAAAGACCAGATTACGAAGAGTATACAAAAGCTTTAAGTTACATGGAAGAGGTAGACGCAAAGATTACGGAGGCAATGGATGATAAGGAAGCATATATCGTTGATGGCAGCGGTAATCCTCTTCAGCTCGGCAGCAAATAGTCAGACTGTAACTCTTGAAGACACCCCGCATCCAGGTGACACCACAGTCATAGAAACTATTACAACAGGTAATCCTGTAACCACAGACAATTTATTATCACAACAATGGAATGATGGCAGTTGGCAAGGCGATATGTTTCCTGATTCATCAGATATAAACGAAAACATTTATCTTACCGGTAAAGATGGTAAGTATGCAGAGTCTACAATAAATTCTCAAGGACTATTAACTGAACAAGAAATACAACAAGGTATAACTTCTACGTTAAGTGCACAAGTACGCTGGTGGAATCAGTGGGAAAGCACAATTGAGATGCGTCAAACAGCAACTAACGGCATTGATACAACTACTCAAAGTATAATATTAGAAGATACTACTAATCATAATAATCAATTTAATTCACACTCTAACACTTTAACTATTGCACCTAACCCAGAAAACACACACGGCACAATCACTGCAAGATTTTCATTTGATATAGATAATGCTGCTGGTAATTGGAATAATGGCCACAGCGGACCAGATATTATACGTCCCGAACTCAAGCTAAACTATCAAGCTTTATCCTCTACAACAGTAACTACAGTAACGCATTGTTACGAGAAAACACCGCCCACTTGTGCTGCGCAAGACGAGATAGCTGAAGTTGATACTTTTCTTGATACGTTTGAACAAGGCATGCAAGATTTATATTTTGAAGAATTGTATTATGAAGAGCAACCATTCATACCACAGGAAATGGATTTTGAATACTCATTCAATGATGATTATTTTGAAGAAGAAGAGTTTGAAGTACAGGATGATTATTTAGCACTTGATGAATTTTTTTTTGAAGAGGATTACTATCAAGATGACTATTACGAAGAGCCTTTCATGGAAGAATTTATTCCAGAAACTCTTACCTTTGAGCAAGTAGAATTTTTTAATGAGCCTCCACCAATGGAAGAAATGTTTTTTGAAGAAGAAATGTTTTTTAAAGAAGAAATGTTTGTTGAGGTATTTACTGATGAAGCGTTTATAGAAGAGTTTGATGAAATGTTTGAAGAAATGCCTATGGAAGAATTTAACATGGAAATAGCAGAAGAGATGTTTGAGGAAATGTTTGAAGAATATTTTGAAGAAGAGCCTCCTATGGAAATTGTAGAAGAAATAATTGAAGAACCAATAGAAGAAGATATAATAGAAGAGGAGCCCATGGACGAACCTCCGATGGAGGAAATAGCGTCCGTTGACAACAAACCGCAAATGGAGGAACCTGATGAAGTTGAAGAACAACCCAGTAGCGAAGAGCCTATTGCAGACGAACCGCAAGAAACAGCAGAAGATCCCCAACAAGAAGAAGTTGACGAGAAGCCAACTGAGCTCGCAGCTGTTAAAGGAAGTGCAACTAAAGAACCAGCTACTGTTGACGAAGATGTTTCAGACGGACCAGAAATAAATACCGAACTTGACGTTAAAATAGCAGCCATTGAAAGTGTTATTAAATCACAGATAAAAAACACCGTACAACGAACAACGGCTACTCTTAATGTAATTAATGAGATTGTAAGTCGAGAAATGGTGTCTCAACAGCCAGACATGTCAAGCTATTTTAATATGAACGCAGCGTTGTTTGATACTAAGCAATTACCTAGCGGAAATCCTGCATTCTTCAATCAAATCAGTCTAGACACATACGATTATACCATTTATAATGAACAGGTTGCTATGGTCACGAATATGGTCGGCCAAGATCCTGTGGTCCAGCATGAGAAAAAAATGCGGGATATCAACAGCAGGAAAACTAAGGTTTTAATAGAATTGAAGGAGATGTTAAATGCCAGATATAATTAATAAGTTGTCAACATACGCGGCATTGATTGGCGTAGTAGGAGCCATTGGCGGAGGTTTTTATGCCTGGGGTGAATTCAATACAAGGCTATCAGCAATAGAAGGACAAGAGTTTGTAGTTAATCAGACTGTTGACTTAACTGATACACATGATCGTATAGTTGCAGGTGATAAAGAAACAATGGAGGCAATACGTTCTCTTGGGGCAGCACTTGAGAGTTTAAGAGGCGACATTGCAATTAATGCAAAGGCAATAGAATTTAACGGGATAATAATTGAAGAAGCAATAGCTCGATCAGAAAATCCATTGGCGAATTAATATGGCACGAGCAAGAGGAAAATACTCAAAAGCTATATCAGATAGAAGTGGGGTTGCTTTTCCCTACAAAGAAATGGTAAAAGAATGGAATGGTTCTTTCGTTCACAAATCTGAGTACGAAGGTAAACATCCGCAGTTAGAGCCTAAACCAGTTACTGCTGATGCACAAGCGTTGGAAAATGCAAGACCAAAAGAAGCGCACACAGTGACAGCTAGTATTGGTCGAGGTGCAGAAGCATTATTTAGTGCAGCTGCGTCAGGTGCTACAAAACCTGCAGATCCAATAAAAGATTTAACAATGAGATTTGAGATGGGAACAGTTACTGTTTCTACATCATAGCGAGGAATTATGACAACTTATGCAATATTAAAAGCAGACCTAATTGATTTAACAGAAAATAATAGTTCTGATTTTGCAACTGAAAGTGATCAGTTTATTGATACTGTTGAATTGCGTTTATCAAGAGAGTTAAGAAACTGTCCTGAACTATATAAACACCAAACGTCGACATTAACAATAAGTGATCCTTTTATTACTAAACCAACTGATTTAATTACTATGATATCGTTTCAAGTATTATCTTCGGCTGCTAAAAGAACAGCTATTGAATATAGAGACGTTAGTTATATTAATGAGTATTGGCCTACAAGAACAAGCACAGGCACACCAAAATATTATGCAGATTGGAATGATGATGTATTTATTGTAGCACCAACACCTAGTGCTGGGTTGACTATTGAAATAAATTACAGAAAAAGATTTGAAGCGTTATCTAGTTCAAATACTACAAACTGGTTAACAGCAAATGCATATGATTTATTATTGTATGGATGTTTAATTGAAGCTGCTATCTACGACAAGAATCCGCAAATGATGCAGATGTATGAAAAACGTTATCAAGAATCGTTAGCTGCAGTAAATGCTGAATTAGAAAATCGTAGAGGCGATCAATCTAATAAAGGATAGATATGGCATTAGTATTAGATGATAGAGTCCGCGAAACGTCGAGCACCACAGGAACAGGCACATTAAATTTAGGTGGAGCTGTTGGTGGATTTCAAACTTTTGTTGCTGGAGTAGGTGACGGCAATACAACTTATTATGCAATTGTTCATAGAACAGAAAATGAATGGGAGTTAGGTGTAGGAACAGTTACTGATGCAACAACTGATACACTTGCACGAACAACAGTAATTTCAAGTTCTAATAGTGATAGTGCTGTTGATTTTAGTGCAGGTACTAAAGATGTATTTGTAACACAACCAGCGAGTAAAGCAGTTTATGAAGACGCAGGTTCTGATGTAACACTACCTGATGATTTAATACTTGGATCTGATTCTGCAGTATTAAAGTTTGGTGCTGATTCTGACACAACTTTGACTCACACAGATGGAACTGGTCTAACATTAAATTCAACTAATAAACTAACATTCCAAGACACAGGGACATACATACACTCAAACGCTGATGGCGATTTAGATTTAGTATCTGACGGCACAGCTGTTGATTCTATTAATTTAGAATCTGCTGGAGGTATTACACTAGATGCTGGTACAGCCGGTAGCGGTATTGTCTATGAAGATGACGGCACAGAAATGGCACGTATCTACAATTCTAGTAGTGATGTAATTTTAGAAACTAAAGTATCAGATAAAGATTTTTCAATTAAAGGTAATGATGGAGGTTCTGCAATTACAGCATTATCTCTTGATATGTCAGCAGCAGGAGCAGCTACATTTAATGATAAAGTAATTGCAACTGAATTAGATATTTCTGGTGACATAGATATTGATGGGGCTGCTAATTTAGACAACACAGACATTGATGGTACACTTACTGTAGATGGTACAGCTATTGATTTTAATGCTACATCAACACTAGCTATAGACAATACTAATACAACAAACGGTATTACAATTGGTACATCTACTTCAGGTGTACCAATTTCAATTGGACACGGAACATCTGAAGTAACTATTAATGATAATCTTACAGTTACCGGAACATTAACTCTTGGTTCTAACGCAGAACTTACTGAAGCAGAATTAGAAATGTTAGATGGAATAACTGCAGGTACAGTTGCTGCAAGTAAAGCAGTTGTTGTTGATTCAAATAAAGACATAGCTAGTTTTAGAAATGTAACATTAACTGGGGAACTTGATGCAGCGACACTAGATATATCAGGCAATGCTGATATTGCTGGCACAACTAATTTAGATGCAGTAGACATTGATGGTGCAGTTCAACTAGATGCAACTCTTACAGTTGGTGAAGATGATACTGGTTATGATGTTAAATTTTTTGGAGCCACATCTGGCGCCTATATGTTGTGGGACGAATCAACAGATGACCTTGTTCTTGCGGGTGCAGCTAAATTATATTTATATGATGCAGCGGGAGGAGAAAACTTATCATCTGATGGAACTGACTTAACTATTAATGCAGGAACGGATCTTAACTTAACAGCGGGAACAGATATTAATATTCCAGCTAATGTTGGTTTAACATTTGGTAATGACGGTGAAAAAATTGAAGGTGACGGAACTGATCTTACAATTAGCGGTAACAATATAAATCTTACAGCTACAGCTGATGTAGTAATTCCTGCAAACGTTGGTGTTACATTTGGTAGTGGTGAAAAAATTGAAGGTGATAGTACAGATTTAACTATAACATCTGGCGCTAAAATTAATCTTACTGCAACGTCTGATGTTCATATTCCAAATAATGTTGGAATAGTGTTTGGTGGAGATAGTGAAAAGATAGAAGGTGACGGCACTGATATGACTATTTCTGCTAACAACCTAACGGTTGATGCAGCAGCAGATATTATTTTAGATGCAGCCGGTAATAATTTAATATTTAAATCTGATGGCACGTCTATTTTAGATATTGCAAATAATTCTAGTGACGTTGAGCTAACAGTAAGTGTTGCTGATAAAAACTTTGCTATTAAAGGTACAGACGGATCATCTGCAATTACAGCTCTTGACATTGACATGGCAGCTGCAGGTAAAGCTACATTTAATGGTGAGGTGGTCGTTGGTGGTAATTTAACAGTTAATGGTACAACGACAACGGTCAACAGTACAACAATGACGGTCGACGATCCAATCATTACATTAGGTGGAGATAGTGCTCCAGGATCTGATGACAATAAAGATAGAGGTGTCGAATTTAGATATCACGATGGTTCTGCAGCTCGTATCGGGTTTATGGGTTTTGATGATAGTGCAACAGCATTTACATTCTTAACCGCTGCTAGTAATTCTTCAGAAGTATTTAGTGGAACAGCTGCTAAACTAGTTGCAGGTGAACTAGATATTTCAGGTGATGTTGCAGTCGGAGATGATTTAAGTTTAGATTCAGACGCTGCAGTATTAAACTTTGGTGCGGATTCAGATGTTAATTTAACTCACGTAGCAGATACAGGATTACTTTTAAATGCTGCTATGGTTATCCAGTTTAGAGATTCTGGTTTAACTATTGGATCAAATGCTGATGGTGACTTAGATATAGTTTCAGATGGAACAGC